AAATTGATCGCTGAACGGTCAGGAGTGAAGGAAGCGGAGTGCCAGCAATGGTTTGGTTATCAACTCAAGGTCTACGCTGACGCAGTGTTAAACAAACCTATGTCAAAACCCATCATAATGGCTCAATCGCATAAGTAATCATATGACAACGGAAACTCAATCAGAAAAACCCGCCCGCAAAAAAGGTCCCAAGGTGTCTAGTCGTGGTGGCTACCGTCCAGGTTCTGGCAGACCCAAAGGTTCAACCACCAAGGTCACTCTGGACGACCTTATGGCCAACATTGAACTGGCAGCAGGCAAAAGCTACGGTGAACTGTTGGCACACAACTATGTGGGTGCCATATCAAGATCTGACTGGCAAGGCGTGAGAGACTACGACAAAGCGTTCATGAACAAGCTGATTGCTGAAAAGGTCGAAATAGATGTGAACTCCACAGAAGACGTTGTGGCCACCAAACAAGCAGCCTTCACAGCGGCCTTGGCCAAGCTAAACGAAATTGCGTCAAACACTAAATAAACACATGCCAAAGAAAAACGTCAAACTCAGTGTCAAGCGTGGTGAGAAACTGCCTGTCAGCAAAGGCGCAGGTTTGACAGCCAAGGGTCGTGCCAAGTACAATCGTGAGACAGGCTCGAACCTAAAGGCGCCTACCGCAACAGGCCCACGCCATGACAGTTTCTGTGCTAGATCAAAGAGCTGGACAGGTCCGCGTGGTCGGGCCGCTCGATCAAGATGGAAGTGTTGACATGAAAGAGAAACCTGGATTGTATGCCAACATCAGAGCCAAGCGTGAGCGTATCGCGGCAGGCTCAAAGGAACGCATGAGAAAGACAGGCTCTAAAGGTGCACCCACCGCAGAAGCCTTTCGCAAGAGTGCCCTCACAGTGAAGAAACCTGGATCAAAAGGAAAAACAAAATGATGAAAAGTCTACCCCAGCGTGGCGCAAGAACAGCTGCCAATGCAAAGAAAAAAACAACCCGAGCAGCAGCTGGTGCCAAGCCAGACTTCATGGATGTAAATAAAAATGGCAATCGCAAAGAAAGCATGAAAGCTGCCTTGGCCTCCAAATCAAAAGGAAAAACAAAATGATGAGACCCAACTCTAAAACACAAATGGATCAAGGTCTAGGCTTTGATGGTGCCGGCCGTGAATCCACAGGCTCAGTGCGCGGTGGTGTGCATGTGAACAAGTGGTCTGGACACATGAACGATGGCCGCTTGGTCAACAAAGGTCGTGGTCCCACAGTGGGCAACAATGGCATGTGCGACACGCCAAAGAACCTTGGTGCCTCAGTGACCAAAGACGCAGACCGTAGACCACCAACAGCAGCCACACCTGCTGTGCCCAAGCAAGGTTCAGTTCGAGACAACATCAACCGTGGAGCACAAGTACGTGGCTCAGGAATGACAGCAGTGAAGAAGCCTTCAAACCCTGATTCAATTCGCGTTGGGCAGAGTGGCGGCACCAGTTATGGCGCAGTCACAAAAGGTAGCCGTCCAGTGGCAGCAGGCTCCACTGGCGGCATCAACTACGGCCCCAAGAGCCAATACTAAGGATTGACCATGAGCGTGCCTTTTTCCCCCATTGGTCGTAGTATCATTGCCCCATACACAGATGATTCCACAGACACCAGCATTACCATTACTCCTGGATCAGCAGGCTTGCCCAATGTGCTTTACTGTGTGAATGTGGACACAGCCAATGTGGTTGTGGTCAATACCAGCTTTGACGCACTAGACACCAATGCTTCCATACCAACATCTGGTGCCAATGGTATCGGCGTTGTGATTGGACCCTCCAGCACAGCAATGATTCGACTACCACAGGTGCCTTATGTTCAAGGCAACCTTTATGTGTCAGTGGCAGGTGATTCAGCCACAGGCAATGTGTTTATTACTCCAGGAGTGCTATAATGCCAACCCTAATTACCGCCGCACTAGAGACTGTGGTCAACACAGGCAGTCAGAATCTCTACACCATTACCACTGTGGCTACCACACCTGGCATCAATCCAGGCAACGTTGTGATAGCCAACACAGCTGGCGGATTTACTACCAACAGTTTCCGTTCATACCGTGTGGGTGACACTGTGACAGTATCTGGCAGTCAAGGTGGCACAGGTTCAATCACTGGCTACACTGATCCCACCACCTATTACATTATAGGAACCAATCAGTCCAGCAACTTTGTGTTGAGTACTACTCCTACAGGAGCCAATGTGATCACTGTGGCAGGAAGCACAACAGGCATGAGCTTTGTGGCGTCAGGCACTGTGTTTCCTCCTGTGACAGGTGCCACACAATTCAACACAGTGACATCACCACAACAGGTGGTGTTCTCAGCAATCACTGCCAATGTAGGCACTGCCATCACTGCCAATGTCACAACAGGTGTGTTTGGACTGGCCAACGTTGCCAACATTGCTTATCAGTTGAATGGTTATGTTGAAGTCACTTCAGTGCCTGCCACATACGGTTGGGTCAACACTGACACCAATGCCGCTGTTGGACCAACTGCACCCGCAGGCATACCGCTGAGCACTACCTTTCTAAATCCCACAGCCAACACAGTGAATGTGGCCTTGAGAGTCAGCACCCTGGATGGTTCACCATTTAGACTGCCAGCACAGATTCAAGCAGCCGCTGCCACTGTGAGTCAAGTATCAGGCTACACAGTAGCATAAGGAAACAACAATGAGATTATCAACCAAAAACATGCAGGCCAAGCCCATCAACCAGTCACGTGGACCCACAACAGGCAACCACAACACAGGATCTAAACGTGCTGACGCAATGGCTGAGAAAGCCAAATCAGGATCAGACAAGTCAGCACTGGCCAGCATGGTCACTGACGCTGTGGCTCGTCGCGGTGAACTCATGCGTGGTGTGCGTGATCCAGCTGTGGAGCCAATCAAGGCCACAGTGAATGTTGGTCGTGGACCCACCAAGGGCAACGCTGCCAAGCAACAGAAATCAGCTGCTGCACGTCGAGGTGCTGTAGGCGCCAGCTCTGGTTACTAAATAACCCTACACACTAGAACAGGATGGTCCTGTTCTAGCGATTGATTTGTTTTGAAAAAGGATACGACATGAACAAACGCCCCGCCCCCGTGGCTGACCTAAACATCTGGGATGACGCTGTAGACACTGTGTCACCAGTTGAGCCAGAAGCAAAATCCCCCAAGTTGAAAAAACCGTCAGCACCCCCTGCGCCAGAACGAGACTTTGATCTAGAAGGTCTCATGACTGACTTTCCTACAGCACGTGACCTTGAACGCTTTGTGTATGATGAAACAGGCATTGTGCTGAACCTAAAAGGTCGTGCCAACCGGCTGAAGTATCAAGTGGCCATGGATACCCTGAATGGTGTGAATGTGGAAGAAAAATACATTGGCCGGGACAATCCATATCTAGACAAAACAGACATGGTGCCGGAAGATCCCTTGAAAGAATTGCCACCCCGCGACCCTGCCATTCCAGGTCGTGAAGATCTACAGAACGAATTCTTCACTGCGTTTGTGCCACACTCGGATGCAGAGTATCATTCACAAGGTCGCAAGATGCATTGTGTGTTCAAGAAGTACAAGAACGGCATGATTACCTATGAAGTGATTGGTCCCATTGAACCCAGAGCACATGGTGAAAAGATTGACAAGTGGGGCAAGTTACGCCCTGAGATCATTCGCTGGGTTGACCCCAGAACAGGTGAACAAATTGTGCAACGCAGTGATGGATCATTCACTCCCATTGGTCGCAGACTCAAGGCCATGATGCAGACATTCCGCTACAACACCAGCAACCAATGGGTCAAGTATGTGGACAGAGACTTTATATCACTCAATCACAAGGCAGCTATCAATCCTTGGGAACTGGACACATAATGGGCCACATACATCCTGCCATTAGAGACGGTCAGATACATGCGGCTGTGGAAGCACGGCGTGCGGATGAAACCAAGATCATGCAAAAGGTCAATGCTGTGAACCGTGAAGCGTTTACACAACGCTTTCCCAATCAGATAGAACACCACATGCGACTCATAAGTGAACGCTTGCAGGCCTGTTTAACCAAGCCCCCGACCTTTGTGATGGATCAGCCTCTCACATGGCCAGCCACAGCAGACGAGATCTTTGCTCTAAGCCACGCACTGAAAAATCTAAATGAAGTGCGTAGAGACTGGCGCTTACCTGACCCTGAATAATGTTGGATCCTGTTATCCTCATGCGTAGAGCTCTGCGCTGGGTCATGGACTCCAACTCAATCCCACATCAAGCCTGGCCCACGCTCACAAGCGATGTGCAGAACCAACTGCAAGATCTCACAATTGCAGTGGCAGATGACATGCGCTACAATGGTTTGAAATACTTCAGACCATTTGAACATCAGCGGAAGTTTTTCACAACCACCACAGACCGTAGAGGCATTCTAGCTGCCAACAGGATTGGTAAGACTGTATCAACATGTTACGAAACAGCTTACCATCTCACAGGTCAGTATCCTGACTGGTGGCAGGGACACAGATTCGACAAGCCCATCACTGTAATGGTTGCTGGCGAAGGCTGG